TGCATCATTCAAATATTTCCAATCAGTTTTGTAGAAATCGTAAGATCCTCTACGGAAACCAGAGAAACCTAAGTTCAAAGCCATTTGCTCAGAGTTTTCGAATAAACCGTAAGCAACACCTCCAGCAGCACCAGAAGATAAAGAAGCTAACATATCATCAAAGTCAAGAGAAGTTGATCTGTTCAAGAAGAACATGTTTTCTTCAATAGCTCCTTGAGTATCTAAGTTTTTCAAGATTGAATCAAAATCACTTAATCCTGCAGCAGCAGTAAAGTTATTTACGATATTACCTCTTTCTTTAATAGCAGCAAAAAGACCCTGTGTTCCTTTGTAAGTTACACCCGTAGCAGGAGTCAAAGTTGATACACCTGAACTAGCAGCTGATAATTCACCTTCAATAACTGACATCTCTAAGTAATCTTCAAAACGTAATCTTGTTTCAGATTCAGCTTTTAAGTACCATAAATATCCACCAGTACCATCTTCAGTAGCAACTTCAACCCACCCAATTTGAGCAGTATCAGATCCAGAGATTTGGTATCTTTCTTTGATAATGATAGGAGAGTTATTGTATTGAGTGAATGATGGAGTTACAGAATTAATAGATTGATCAGTAGTTCCTTTTATAAATTCAGAACCATAAACAAAGATCTTAAGGTTTGTTGCTCCAGAGAATGATACAGTACCAGAAGTTAAACTAGCTTGTGTATAAGGATAAACCGTAAGAGTAGCAGTAGTAGATGCAGTACTTGAAGCACTAACAAGAACTTTAAGTTCAGTGCCAGTTGCAGGATTCATAACCACTAAAGTTTGACCAGGGGAAACAACGTTTTGAACGAAGTTAACACCAGTTCCACCAGTTGTAAATGTTAAAGTAGTTGCAGTTGCACAAGTTACATCTTTGTAAGCAATGTGTAATCTATTTTGTTCAGACCAAATAACTTGATCAGAAGACATTGGCATTTCAGCCCCAACCATACGCAAGAAACCAGAAAGAGTTCTGTTTCCGTAACGCTCTACTTCAGCCTCGTAGATTTCAGGTAAATATTGTTGAGCAAAATCATTGCCGCTTCCGTTTGCGAAGTTTAAGTAATTTGTCTCTAACGCTTGTTGTTTTTGAGACGGTTTAATCGTCCCGAATTGTGGAGTCACATTTGACATAATTCTTTAATTTTAATTGTTAAATTTTTTTGTTTGTATTCTTAATTTAGAAGAATCAAAACCACTAATAGATTTAACTTTTAGACCGTTGATAAATACCTCACCAGACGTTTGTCTTGGTTGAGCAGCTCCAGGGTTTTTTGAGTTAGTTACTACCTCTTTAATCGCATCAGCTTTTCCTTGTTCGTAAAAGTGTTGTGCAATTTTATCAGAGTTCATAGCGGAGTACAAAGCCTTGTGATAACCTTTAGTGTCACTAATATTTCCTTCTTTATCCAGGAACTTCCCGAGGAAATTATTAATATCTGACTGTTTCTCTGCAACTTGTTCGTTATTTTGCACAGTATATCTAAATCTTTTTTCACCAACATTGTATTCAAAACCTTTGAAATCATTAGTAAATAAACTTTTAGTGTCCTGCTTAAAACGATCGTGTCGCGTTTTAGACTCGTCTTCATTCTTCTTGTAGCGATTGAAAAAATCAGAAGCTTCTTGTTGTTCTTTGGTTACGCCGGGTCTCAACTTGATTTCGTCGTAATATTTACCTTTAAGATCTTCTAAGAAACCCTTTGCTTTTGCAACCTCTTCTTTAAACGCGAGTTTTTTCTTTCTGATGTCTCGCTCATCATCTTCGTCTTCATCATAACTAAATTTATCTTCCATTAAGAACTCAATCTCTTCAAGATCTAAATGCGGTCGTGATTTTTTATAATATTCTTTTATTAAAGTTTCCTTATTTATTGAAGAATAATCAGCATTTAATCTAACATAATCTTCAACAGTACCACCAGTTTCCTCCATAAAGGTAACTAGCCTCTCTATATTTTCTGGTAAGGGCTTTCCCGTATTGATTTGTTCTTGAATATGTTTTTCAGCTTCTTGTTCAATAACTTTAATCTCTACTTTTACTTCTTCGTCTGTAATTTCTTGAATAACATTTTCAGGGGTCCCTTCGTTTCTTTGCTCCATTTCATACAATCCCACTTCGGATTGTTCTGAGCGTAACAAGCTTTCATCTGTGCTTTGCTTTTGAATGGCATCTGTTTCTGCGTTTAAGTTTGGTATAACCACTTTGGTAATTTCCGGTTCTGCTCTATTTACTGATAAATCTACTTTTGTAACTTTATCTTCTTGATTTAAGCTTTTAGGCTTTCTTGGTTTTGAGATTTTAAAGTCTCCTTCTTGTTTTACAATTTCTGACATGATATAATAATATAAAATTAGTTAATAAGTATTGTTACATACCAAACATTCCTGCTAAATCATCTTGTGATTCAAAGTCTTTTGGCATTGCATTATTTTTTCTTTGGTCTATTAATTCTGATTGCTGTGTGGCTTGTATTTTTGTTCTTTTATCTTTGCGATCTTCTGCTTCTGTTTGTAACTGTTGTTTTGTTTGTATACTAGCTTGAGCCAACTGAAGATCATATTGGAATTGCTGTTCCATAATTTGCTGCTTAAATTGCATCTCTGCTTGTAATTTTTGCATTTCAAGTAAAGACTTAGCTTTCTCTATGTTTATAGTTTCCTGCGTTAATGCTTGTTGCTTTTGAACTTCAAACAATGCGGCTTGTTGAGCCGTTTCTTGGTTAGCTTGTGCCTGAGCTTGTATATTCCTCATTTGAGACTCTTGAGCGGCTTTTTGTTTTTTATTCTTTCTTAACTTTAGCATTTGATTTGCTAACTTTAAGTTTTTTATTTGTCGAATATCAATAGCATCGTCTAAATCAATTCCTCCGCTTTGCAAAGCAACTTGTATGTTTTGCTCTAGCATTGCTTTTTCTTCTTCGTCTGGCTCTAACTCTAAGTAGATACCAAAGTCATGAAGGTTTAAGTTTTTAATTTCTCTTAATGTCGATGTATTATAAGTTGTAATACTTTGTTCTAATACTTTTGCAGTAAGAGGATAATCCAAACAGTCCGCAATTCTAAGAGATATGTTTTCGCACGTTCTAAGCGTTAAAAACATACTAGCTTGCACTAAATGCTTTGTAGCGGTATTTGATGCGTTCACAGCCATCTTTTGAAGCCCTACTAAGGCATCTCTATCTGGCATACTTCCGTCACGAGCTTCATTAAGTCCCGTAACATCGCGTATCATTTGTAAATAGTACTGATAAGTTTGTATAAGAGAAGCTATTTTTGCTTGCCCAGAAGAGCTACTTAATTCTTGGATTGGAACTCTTGCTAAATTCTGGCCTCCATCTTGTGTTAAAGATCTACCAATTATACTACCTGTTTGGAAATACATATTCAATGCTTCCGCTGGATTATAATTCGTACCATTCCCTAAATCAATTTCAGCTAATCCATCAATATCTAAAAATACTCCGTCAGGAATTATCTTAGACATTACTTGTTGTAACTTTAAATGAGTCAATTGAATCATATCGGCAAAACCTGTAATCTTGTTTACAGTAGAATCAATTCTACCTTTATACATTCTAGGCGCACAAATAACATAATTCATTTCTACCTTAGTTGTATCAGCATAAGGTCTTGACATATTTTCTGATAACTTCCATTCTAGCATTGTTGTAGTGCCTAGGATTTTAGCCCCTGTATAAAGTACTTCTATAGTTCTAGAAATTCTTTCAAAATTATCACTTGGTGGTGGATTAAAATCGTCTGTTTTTTCAATAGCTTTTTCTAAACCATTATCACCGTATTTTATTTTAAATACTTGATTCATGTATGTCTTATATTCAAAATATAATACTTGAACGGTATTTTCATCATAATTACCCCATCCTGTTATATACTGTCTGTTACCAGGCATTTGTTGGATTTTATATAACTCTTCATCTGTTATATTCGGAAATTCTTTTTTTAATTCAGGAATTGTAACCGCTTTAACTTCTCCAACATAATATATATCTTCAAAGTTTGGATCTTCTGTATAAGAATAAACTAAATAAGCAGGGTCTACATATTCAGCTTTTATGCCTTCTGATACATTAAAGTTTGTTTTAACACAAGCAATACCTAAAACAGTTAAATCGTAGTTTAATCTTCTTCTAGTTAAATCCCACTTGTTTGATGCCAACACATTATTAATTGCTTCTTCCTCAGCAATCTCTATTGATTGTTTATAGGATAACTGCATGTGCAAATCTAATTCTTCTTGATTCTCAGGTAACGCATCTGCAGATAACGGAGAAGCAGAAAAGTCCTGCCCCGTAACGCTATTAGCTTTGTTTAATAAATCCTGAGAATACATATCTCTTAAAATAGATTGCGCGTAAGCTGTTCTGTTTTTTAAAGACTCTTGATCTTGAGCGTATGCTTTTATATCATAAGTCTTTTGAGACATACCGTTAACCACAATATCTACAAACTTAGATATAACAGGCACGGGTTTCCAATCTATATTCAAATAAGATAAATCGCCATTAGTAGCTAATTCGTCTTTATATTTTTGAACCGACTGTTCTCCTCTTGCATACAATCTTAATTGATGAAAATTATTCCAATTAGATACATATCTATTTTGAGTAGTTCTACCTTGGTCAAACCATTCTTGTTCTATAGCGCGGGATACTTGTAAGCCGTATTCTTCAGACGCTTTATCCGCATCACTAACAACTTGACTAGGAAAAGCACTATTTGTATTTGTGTATATATTCATTTGTATATTTTTGATGAAGAACCTGTATTATCGTATTTCTTAAACCCTAAATCATGCACGGGTCTAACAAAAGGCATTATTGGTGTATATCTATGTTTGTTACACGCCATTATAGCCAACCCTGAACTAATAGAAGCATCATGCTTTGTTCTATCATTAATATTAAATCTAGCCCAATCATTTAATGTTTTATTAAAATACATATCACCGTAACCGGTTTCTTTTAATCCAACGTGATCCTCTATATATGATTCTATTGCCGCAGCGTGTGCTTGTTTTATATCTTCGCTTGAATTGGGTATTCCACCAATATCTTTTTCTGTTATAGATAATTTATTCCACACCTTATCAGGTCTATTCATAGAGTAACCTCTATAACCTCTTCTTTTAAAATGGAATAACAACCTAGGTTTATTATTCTCCGCGAGTATTGGCATGCCATAAAATACGCAAGCCATTAATACTTCTTCAAAGAATATCTCAGCCGTTTGAGGTCTTGCAATGTATTCTAAAAAGAAACTATTTGGTGGCACATCTTCCATAGAAAACTTAGTTAACCCACTTAAAGCCCCATTAGATCCTTTGCCGTCTACTGTTCCAGATATATCATAAGGGTCACAACCAAATGCGCCACAATGTTCATTGCCTGGATACTTTATCCCGTTTAATGATTTTATATTGTTTTGTAAATGTATTGGCGGAATCCAAGAAACTAAAAACCTACCGTTTTTATTCGGATAGAATATAACTCTTGTATCAGGTATACCATTTTCCCACTGAAAACTTCCTTGAGTTAAAACGCTTGTATTCCTTAAATCATCATTATAATCTATTTGCTCGTATATTTTTGTAAGATTAAACAAAGATTGCTTTGCTTCATCTCTAAAAGCGTGTTGCTCTGTTCTTGGAAACTGTCTGTAGTATTCATTTAAACCATCTTGATCAGACTTTAAACCATCTACTTCATTTTGCCAATGCTCAATAACTCCATAATCTATTTCGTTTCCGTCAACGCCTTTGACTGGGGTTTTTGGAGTATCGAATACAGGTAAGCCATAAGTATCAATGAATCCCTCGTAGGACCACTCCATAGGTATAAACAAACTATATAATCCTGAGCTAGTCTGCCCGTTGCGGTTTCTTTTTGTAACATCTGAATTGTAATAAAGTTTTTTAAAGTTCTCTCCTCCTTTATCCAGAGCATTTGATGTTGAACCCATCATACATTTACCAATAATCTTACTACCTAATCTTAACGTTGTTTTTGTAACACGCCAGTTGTTTAATATATTATCAGGTCTTTCCCATTTACCGCTCTCGTCATGTACTAAAAGTTTTAACTTTTCACCATCGTAAGAGTTGTCTCCAGTATTTTTCCAGTCGATCGTTGTATCAAGTCCTTCAAGTTCTTCTAATCTTTCGTTAGAATCTAACTTTCGTCGTGTTAGTTTCGATGCTGGAATCCTATATGCAAGTTCTGTTTTAGGTCTATCCATACCATCTTGGATAGGTTTAAAAAAGAAAGGATAATTAATTGATATTGGCACAACCTTATCTGTAAACATTGTTTTAGCATCTGCTCCTTTTTTAGATAGGATACCAAACCTTGAATCACTTGATATAGTTGCTAAGTTAACTAATTCTGCGGATGACATAAATGAAAATCCAGAACGTCTATTCTTTAAATAGCACATTCCGTATGCCCTATTATCTGCTTTGCAAGCTTCCCAAAATATAAAGAACAATCTATTTGACTCCCTGTAATTAGGTGCTCCAATATCTATTTTGCTCCATTGTAAGTACATATAATGTGTACCTGTTATATAAGTTGGTTTACCATTATTATAAAAGAACAAACCTTCTTCTCTATATTTAAACTCATTATCGATGTAATCGTACCATCTATCTTTGAAGACGTCCGGTTGTTTATTCCAATCAAACGTGTTTTTAATTTTATGTAATTCTTTAGGAAACTCCATTTGTTTCCAGTATTGTTCTTCTTTAACTTTAGATCTTGAATAAGTATCTTCAGCTAATGGTAATGCTATTTTTAAATTTTGGATTTCCAGGATTTCGCCAATCTTTCCAGTTTTACTAATAACAACCATGTCATGAATCTTATCATACCCATACTTCCATTTTTTAAGGCGGTTGTTTTGTTTTATAACACTAGACTTTACGTAGTCTGGTACTACTTTATATAGAGTTTGTTCGTACATTATTTAGATCTCCCTTCTGCAAAACCTTTAAATACTTTAACCTCTATATCTCTGTCTCCGTCTAATAACATTTTTTCTTCTTCTTCTATTCTGGTAAGAATTTCAAAAGCATCAAATATGGCTAGTTTTTTAGTTGCTGCAGCGTTCTTTAATTTATCTGCTGACAAATCGTCGTCCCCGTTATTTAAAATAGCTTCTTCTGCTACTTTAATTAATTCAAGTACTGCTTTGTGTCCAGCTAGGATTATATTCTG